TAGAAGCCCGCATGCGTGAAAGCATTTTCTTCCGTCTAGTAAACACTAAGAAAATTCCTTACACCCAAGCTGGTATCACAATCATCGAAAACGAAATCCGCAGAGTTCTTGCAGAAGGTATTGCAGGAGGTGGTCTTGCACCAAATCCACAACCAACTGTTAGTGTTCCAAACGTACTTGCAACTGACCCAAATCTACGTGCTACTCGCACACTTGAAGGTATTACCTTCGAAGGCCGTCTTGCAGGCGCAATTCACTTTGTTAAAGTTCGTGGCACCGTAACCGTGTGATAAGTAATTGATTTTAAAGGATTTTATGAGAGAACACTACCTGTATCGGATAACAAATAAAGATAACCGTAAAGTCTATGTTGGAATTACATGCGATCCAAAGAGAAGACGGTACGAGCACTTTAAGAAGAAGTCTAGGTCGAGATCAATTATAAGGAGTGCTATTCTAAAGTACGGAGGAGCCTCTTTTGAGTTTGAAGTCCTAGACGCAGGTAGTCGTTCTTTTGTAGTAGATCAAGAGGAAAGTCTGATAAAGCACTATAAGGCTTTAGGTGTCTCTTATAACATTAGAGACGGCGGAGAGGATTGTGGGTCTGGGTACAAGATAACCTACCGATCAGATGACACACCAGTCTACGTACTTGGATTTTGGTTCCCAAACAAAAGAATTGCTGCTAAAGCCTTGAACAAAGGTAGGACAACAATTTACAGAAACCTTGGTAAAGAGGTTAAGACTAAGGCCAGTAGGGGTAAGGTTAGACCCAAACGGGGGTCGGATAAAGACTTAGAAAACCGAGCCAAGTCCATGAAAGGTAAAAACTCAGAGGTGGATAACGGTATGTTTGGACGTTTAGGCGCTAAACACCCCAGAGCAAGACAAGTAAAGATTCATGGTACTATCTATGACTCTATCTCAGATGCTGTTCGTAAAATATCTTTAACAAAATCCATTATCGAGAAATCTCTTAAGAAGTCAAAAGACGGTTTTGAGTACATAAACAAATAAGGAGCCAAAAATGGCTAGTCAATATACATCTACCTTTAGTCCACAAGACGTTACGGTAGTTATCTCTCAAGGAACCTTCTCACACATTGTGAGTGGTTTCTCTGAGGATAGCATTGTAACGGTAGAGAAAAACAGCGATACATACAGTCTGTACACTGGTGCTGATGATACGAACTCTCGTGTCTATCAAGCTAATACATCTGCTATGATTACACTGCCTCTACAACAAACCTCAAACAGCAACGACATACTCTCTCAACTCTATGAGAATGACAGAGCAAGTAGAGACTCTTCTGGTTTGTTTTCTATCACAGTAAAAGATAACTCAGGTCGAAGCCTGTTCTTTGCTGAAGAAGCTTTCATTTCGGTTATACCTGACGCCTCGTTTGGTAACACGATGCAACTACGTGAATGGTCGATACAAGCAGTTCGTCTAACTGCTACCTTTGGTGGTAACGCCAACTTCACACCTGAAGATGCTGCATCTTTCGAGCAACTTGGTGGTGTTGTTGAGGACAAATGGAGAGCGTAATAGCTCAATTTCCTAAAAGGAGGGGGGCAACTGCTTCCTTCCTTTTTTTTATTGGAGAAATAAAATATGTCAATAAGAAGTTATTCGCCAACTGACGTAGCAGTTCTGCTTGCAGGTTTCTATCAAGTTGATGGTTTTATGGAAGGTTCTTTCATAAGTATTTCCAAAGACGTACAACCTTACAAGACAACAAGAACATCTGATGGACAAGTTGCAAGAACTTTTACCAAAGACGACACTTACACAGTAACACTAAACCTAGCCTCAACAAGCCCAACAAACGATCTTCTTAATGCTGTAGTCTTAGGAGACTCCTTGACTCAGTACGGAAAATTTCCCTTGTTTGTAAAAGATGGATCAGGTACGAGCTTATTCTTAGCACCAACTAGTTGGGTTAAAGAAGTTCCTGACTTAGCGTTTTCTGAGGATGTGACAACAAGAACTTGGGTGCTACAGGCAACCAACTGTGTTACTAACTTTGGTGGAAACGAGGGCGCAAGCAGTGCTCTCCAAGATCTAGCCACCGTCACACTAGGTGCTTTGTAACCAGTCTAACTTAGGAGAGTCAAATGGCTTTTGAAGTAAACACATACAGCCCATCCGAAATTGGTCTTGAAATTTCTGGGTATAGAATTACAGGTTTTGAAAAGATATCTATTTCAAGAAACTCGCCTGCCTTCTCCCTAATAAAAGGTATTCGTGGGAAGAACAGCAGACAAAGAAACAGAGACTCGTCTTGCTCTGTTGTTGTGAACATTATCCAAACGTCCCTAGTAAATGACGTTTTGACGCAAATTCTAGAAGAAGACATAAGAACAAACTCCGCAAGGCTCACATTAAACTTGACAGATGGGCTTGGGAGTAGTAAGATAGTAAGTAGGGAAGCTTTTATAGAAGGCTACCCAGAAACAGACTATTCAGGGGATATTGTGTATCGTAGCTGGACAATAGTGTGCTTGTCAACCGATCTTTTCCGGGTTGGTGGTAACGCTAAGTTGGGCGGGAATGCTTTTTCTGCTGCTATAGACAACTTCTAAATTAAAAATGTGAGGAAATAAATATGCGCGAACAAAAAGAAGTTACAGTAAACGGTAACGATTATATTCTAAACCAATTTGGTGCCATCGAAGGTCTCAAATATCAGAAAGCTCTTGCTCAAGTAATCCTACCAGCACTGTCTGAGATTTCAAAAGCAGGTGTTGAAGACGAGTCAAACGCCATTTCAATTGCAATTAGTAAACTTGCAGAGAACATTGACAAAGTCGATGAGCGTATGATTGAAGCTATGGTAAGTCGTGGAGCTACAAAGAATAGCGTAGCAATTAACTTTGATAACGATTTTTCTGGCAAGTACATGGAACTCTTCCAACTGCTTAAGGAAATTGTGTTATTCAACTTTGGCTCTGTTTTTACGATGCTAGGTTCAGAAGAAACGTAAAAGAATCTTCTGAGCCAGCCAGCAAGGTAGAGAGGGAGGTAGCAGAAGGCTTTTCCCAAGATCCTCGGGTAATGTCTCTACTCCTTTTTGAGCCTAAGCTATGTACCCTGCACGAGTTACAAACTACCTACAGTATTACAGACTTTTACAACATGCTTGAAATTGTTGATGTCCAAAGAACAATGCAAGCTGAGAGTCGTAGACTACAAGAATTAGAAAAGAAGAAGAGGTAACATCATGGCTGCTGGTCAAATGGCTGAGTTCTTTGCTACGTTTGGTTTTAAAATAAATCAAGCCGACATAGCAAAAGTTGATAAACAACTAAATATACTAGAAGCTAGAGCTAGAAAAATGAGTGAGAAATCTTTATCCAATATCAGGGTAAACATTTCTCGCTTTAGTTTTAGTGCAGACTTCAATACCAGACTACATAAAGCCTTAAAAGCTCGTATGAAGGTTGCAAGTGGTAAGGGAGTAGCTCCGGAGATAACTTTAAGTAGGTTTGTTGTAGACAAGACGGCACTTCTTCGTCAAGTCCATAGTGCCACCAGACATGCTGAAAACAGCACAACAATGCGTATCAGGACTGCTATAAACCGCACTGGTATGGAGTCTCTTTCAAGAAGTAAAGTAATTATATCTCGCTTTGGTTTCAGTGCAGACTTCAACACCAGACTTAATAAAGCTTTAAAAGCTCGTATGAGAGTTGCAAGTGGGCGTGGTATTGCTCCTGAAATAACTTTAAGTAATTTTGTTATAGACAGAAGCGCACTTCTCCGTGAAATGAAAGATGCTATTCGATACGTTGAGAATAACACGAGGATTCGTGTTAGGACTGGTGCAAACCGAGATGGTATGCGAGGCGCAGGAGGTGCTGGTGGTGCAGGAGGCCGTGTAGGTTTTGCTGCTGGTGCTGGTGCTGGTGCTGGGAGTGCTATGCGTGGGGCAGCACTCCCTGCCGTTGCTGGTGTTTTTGGTGTTAGTAAACTTAACCAAGTAAACCAACAGTTAATTGGTCAGGAAAGAGCGGCTACAGCAGTTTTCCAAGGAAAGGAGCAGGGTCAAGAACAGTTGGGATTTGTTAAAGATCTAGGTAACAGAATTGGTTTTGACTACAGAAGCCAAGCAGACCCTTACCTTAAAATGGCTGCTGCTGGTACAACGGCAGGTATGTCTACAGACGGTGTCCAAGGTATTTTCACAGGTATGGCTGAATACAGCCGTGTTATGGGTTTGAGTGGCGAAGACATGAAAGGCTCTATGAGAGCTGTTGAGCAGATGCTTAACAAAGGCCAAGTATACTCAGAAGAGCTTAAAATGCAATTGGGTGAGAAGTTCCCTGCTGCTATCCAGATCATGGCAGAAGCGGTTTCTGGTGGCGACACTGATAAGCTTTTTGATATG